CAGGCGCTCGGCATGGCCGACATCGGTGCCCCGACGTGGGTCGAGGAAGGTTTCGACTACGAGAACCAGCAGGGCATTTCCGTCGGCAAGATCTTTGGCTTCCTGAAGCCGAAGTTCAAGTCGATCTACAGCGGCAACACCACGCAGGACTTCGGCGTGATCAGCTGCTACGCCGCACAGTAACGGAGGCCCATAAATGGCAAAGCTGAATCCAACCCGCGCGGCGCAAGTGCCGCTTGTCGCCACTTTCGAGTGGAACTTCGATGACACGATGGCCAACTCGGCCGGAACTGTCACCGGCTTCGAGGCGTCCGACGCCAAAGATGTGCTCCAGCTTCCGCCGGGTGCCATCGTTGTCGGCGGCGAGCTGATCGTCGATACGCTGTTCAACGCCACGGGCGCCGCTACGGTGTCCGTCGGTGACAGCGGCTCGGCGGTTCGCTACCTCGGTGCGACGACCCTGAAGACCGCGGCCCGCACGGCGCTCGTGCCCACCGGCTACAAGAACGTGAGCGGCCTCGCGGTTCGCCTGACGTTCTCGTTCGCCGATCTGGACGCGACGCAGGGCAAGGCCCGCGTCAATGTGTCGTACATCATCGACGGCCGTGCCGATCAGGTGGTGTAATAGAGCAATACCCGGGGGGCCTCGGCCCCCCGGTTTCCTTCTGCCCACTGGAGTTCCACAATGCCAATGATGGTCTTGCGTCGCAACTACTGGTTGTCGACAACGAAAGGTCACTCTGTGATGTTCCAGGCAGGCGTTCCGGTCTACGTCGCTCCCTCAATCGTCGCCGACGCGGTGGCCATTGGTGCGGACCCCGTAGACGGGGAGGTCGACATCACGCCGCAGGAGCCGAAAGGCCCCAACACCGGCCCCGCCGACAAACTGCTCCGGGATCAACAGATCCTGGATGCGATCAACCTGCTGGTCGCGGAGAATCACCGCGACTCGTTTGCCGCTTCCGGCGTTCCCAAGTCGGAGGCCGTTTCGAAGCTGGTCGACTACAAGGTCGACAAGCGCGAAGTCCAGGCTGTGTGGACTGATCGGTCCGAGCGCATGGCGCGCGGTGAACTGGATGTCAACGGCTCCAAGGTTGAGTAATGGACACGACCGAACTGTATACCCGCTTCCGGGCAGACGTTTTCGACGCGAGGGAACCTTACCTGTGGTCGGACACCGAAGTCTTTCAGTACATGGATGCGGCGTACAAGCAGTTCGTTCGGCTCCAGGGAGGCATAGCAGACGCTTCGTCTGACGTAACACAGATCCCGATCTCGACCGGCGATCCGTGGGTCTCCCTGAGCCCTCTTCTCCTATCCATCCGGCGCGCCAGCCTGCTGTCAAACGGCAGGACGGTGGCCATCGTGAACCACGCGGACCTCGACTCCTACGTCGGGTCGTACGACTACGGCGTGCCGAAGCCGCCGCGGATCGACGGCACGCCAGGCGAGGTCCGGTTCATGGTGACGGACATGGAGCAGGACCGCGCGCGTCTGATCAACGTGCCGCTGGTCGACGACACGCTTCAGCTGATCGTCTATCGGCTGCCGCTCAGGCGCCTGACGGGCAAGGGCGCACAGATCGCGGAGGTCCACGAGCAGCACCATGAGTACCTCCTGAAGTGGATGAAGCACCTGGCGTACAGCAAGCAGGACACCGAAGCGCGCAACGACAAGCTCGCTGATCGGTTCGGCGCAGAGTTCACGCGGTACTGCGAACAGGCCAGGCAGGAACGGACTCGGCGCGAGCACAAGGTGCGCGTCGTCGCTTACGGGGGCCTCTGATGCCAGCGCAGATCGATCTCGAGATCCTACAGGGCAGCACGTTTGATTACCTCCTCACCTGGTATCACGGCCAGGAGATGCGGGCGATCACGAACGTCACCTCCACGGCCCCCGCCGTGGTGACCGCCCCTGCGCACGATCTCCCCGTGAACGTGATCCCGGTCCGGATCCAGAACGTGAAAGGGATGCGGTTTCCGGCGGACACGCTGCGCGCCCAGCGCATCGATACTGCTACGTTTAAGCTGCTGGATACGGACGCCTCGTCGCTGGGGACGTACCGTAGCGGCGGCACGTTGGTCTACAACCCCCCGGTGTCGCTTGTAGGCTACAGCGCCCGTATGCACATCCGGAAGTCGCTCGCCGACACCACGGTCATTCTCGCTTTGACTGACACCGACGGCACCATCGTCCTCGGTGGGTCTGAGGGGAGCATCCAGCTGCTTGTTCCTCCTGCCACGACGAAGGATCTAACCTTCGCGTCGGCAGTGTACGATCTAGAACTTGAATCCCCGACCGGGGTCGTAACCCGGTTGCTCGAAGGCAAGGTCACTCTCAAGAAGGAAGTGACCCGCGAAGTTGCTCCCTGACGGAGGTAAGAAATGGCCATTGTTGCAGCTGACTGGAGCGTTGACCGCGAAACGGGCAACATCCGCTACATTGGGCACGACCACGTGCGCTTTGGTGGCACGACGCCGTCGTACGCCACGGTCATCGAGTTCCACCGTTGGCTGCAGGGCCTGGCAGACGATGCTAGCTATGCCGGCAACGACGAGCTCGACATCACTGACGCCGCGCCGTCTGATCGCGCGACGGACAACTACATCACGTTGCTCAATGGCTACAACATTGACGACAACGCGGCCGAGCACCTGTATGACGGCTCCATCGTCCAGGACGGTGGCAACACCTACTACGACGGTATCGTCAACTTCGGTAACTCGGACGTCCTGATCCAGGTCATCCAGAACGGCGCTGTGCTGGCCGACGACTGGTGGAACACGGCATCCGGCGGCCTGAACTCTGACGCCACGGCCGGTATCTCGCACCGGTTCATGCTCAAGACCCGCACCGCCGCGGCTGACATCGACGGCCGCCGCCTGCTCGGTACCTGCCGTCGTTTCGGCAAGACCTATGCGGAGTTCTCGATCAACGGCACGTCGCGCGGCAACAACGTGTTTGCGCTTGCTGACTCGACCGACCTGAACAACCCGACCGCAGAAGGCACGGTGAGCGGCTGGACGACCATCACTCCGACGGAAGGCTATGTCCACATCGACGTCAACAACGACTCGACGGCGGACGAGTACTTCTACGTGTCGTGGGACCGGGCGGCTTACACGATCAACCAGTTCTACGAGCGGATGAAGTGGCTGACGCGCGACGGCTCGGCCTCGACGCTGTTCGGCCTGAACGGCGAGCTGTTCCGCGGCATCACGCACGAGATCCCGTACTCCGGTCTGACCGGTACGTTCGATGAGGGCTACCCCCTGACGTGGACTGGCGGCACAGGCCAGGTTCTGGCGGACAACGGCTCGAACAAGGTCTGGATTCAGCTCCTGACCGGTTCCCCTCCGGGCAACGCTGTTGCGATCTCCCAGTCGTCCCCGGACGCTGCGTCTGCGACGACCTCGAGCACCGCTACGGAGCGCCCGGTCTCGAAGCCGTTCTGCGGCGCCTCGACCGGCTCCGCGTTGATCGGCGCCTACGGTTTCGGTGTCGAGTACGCGGACCTGTCCGCTGCCGACATCATGACCGGCCTGGACGCGAACCCGTACTACCCGCCCAACAACGTCACCTTCACGGTGCTCGGCCTCGTCAGTGGCGAGGACCGCGTGCTGGTTGGTCCGCTTGGCTACCGCTTCTTCTACGACAACGAGGGCGGCACCCCGCCGTTCCAGGTCGGAGAGACGCTCACCTTCACCTCCCCGGCCGGTACGGCGAAGCTGGTGCGGCTGCAGGACTACGGCGCGACCGGCGAGATGTGGATCGGACCTATGCTCACTGGTTCCGTCCCCACGGACAACAGCACCATCAGCGGCGGCACTTCCGGCGCTACGGCTGACGTCTTCGGTGCTGTGGTGGCCGACGTGAACCTTGGCCAGATGACGCTGAACGGAGCGCTTACCGGCGCGGCCGTCACCAGCGTCGTGGTCAACGGCTCGATCCCGTCGGACACGCCGACGACCGGCACGATCCGTATCCAGCGGGCCTCCGGCGCGTACACGCTGCACCCGTACAGCGCCCGCGCAGGCTCGACGTTCACGATCACGTCGCATGACTTCTCGACGGACAACGCGGCGAACGGTGCCAACGTCTTCATCAGCTACATCGATAAGCTGGCCGCCTCGGACTCCGAGTCGTTCACCGTGGTTTTCTCGGCCACGCGCGACCTGTTCGTGCGCGTCCGGGACGGTGGCGGTACGCCGATCAAGACGTTCGAGACGTCCGCTGCGCTTGGTTCTGGTGGCGGTTCAGCTACGGCGATTCGTACCAGCGACGCGTAAGTGGAGGGTAGATGGCTGGTGCCAGCTACACCACCGACCTTACGGACATCACCACCGCAGAGACGACCACAGGTTGGTCGGCTCTCGGTGGTGGTGCGTCTGGTCTCGCGACCAACGCCGACTCCTCGATGCAGGGGACGTACGGCATTGGCAAGCCCGTGTCCGCGGCCGAGAAGGGCCAGGTCTTCGGATCTGGCGGCACGACCATCTCAGCCGGCCGCCATGTCTACACGTGGGTGTTCCTGACCACGCCTGGTCTGGCGTCTGCGCTGTCCACTCGCGGTCTCACGGTGGTGATCGGCAGTTCCACGACTGCCTACTGCCAGTACCACGTTGAGGGCAACGACACCTACGGTGCTGCCGGCCGCGTCGGCAAGTGCTATCCGGTTGATCCGTCGGTGTACACCTCGAACACGGGCAGCTCGCCGTACAGGACGGTGACCGGCTCGCCGACGGGCACGTATGCCCAGTTCGGCGCGATGGCGAACATCACCGGGACGATTAAGGGCGAGAACCTCGTGGTCGACGCCATCCGGCACGGCACCGGGGTGTTTGTCACCGGTGGCACCGGCGCCGACCCGGAGGCGACGTTCACCGGCCTGGCTACACAGAACGACGCCAACGCCGCGTCGCCCGGCTACTACCGCTGGGGCGTGTTCACGGCTGTCGGCGGCGGCTTCGAGCTGCAGGGCAAGCTGTACATCGGACGCAACAACTCCGGTACGCCCACCGCCGCCGAACTGCTGGACTCCAACAAGTCCATCACGATCCCGCAGAACCCGCACGTTGCGAGC